AAAGAGTGCGCGGCGTCATGGGAACGCTGATCAGTTCTGAAAATGCCAAGGACTTAAACACAGCGTATGAGATGGCGGTCTATGCCGATCCAGAACTGCGTCAAGAGCAAGTCAAGGCAATGGCCGCCGCACAGTCGCAAGACAGTGTGAAGACAGAGGCGGTAAAAAAGGCGAAGAAAGCAGCCAGGTCAAAAGTCAGAGGCAGTGCAACACCAGCCGCGCCAGCGCTTCCAGCGAATGCGTCGATCCGCGACACAATCAATGCGTCAATCCGACAACTGGAAAATGGAAGGAGCTAGTTAATGGCTAGTCCTAATCTTTCAGAAATCGTCACGACTACCTTAATCGGGGTCATTGTTTAGCAATAAACAAAAGCAAACCATGTGAATTGCTGGAACACGCTAACGTCAAGTCGAGCGCAATCAGCAGCGAAGCCCGTGAGGGAACGTTCAGAGACTATCCGAAAGGAGTAGGCTGGAAGCCCAGTCGAAGCGCATGGCCCCTGTTATGCAGGGTGAAGATATAGTCCAAGCTGGCATGAGAGTGTCAGAAGTTCATTGAAGAACTGGTCGGCAGTAGCGACGTCGATTGAATGCAATGTGAGAAACAGGAGTCGGACCCTTTCTGACAACGTAAGCAACCACAACGCACTGTTGCGGCGCTTGCGCGAGAATGGCAATCAAACGTCTGTAACAGGACGCGATATTGTCCGTGAACTTGAGTATGCCGACAATGGGACTGTGCAGTTCTATAGCGGCTATGAGACACTTGATGTCTCACCATCAGACGTGCTTTCGGCTGCCGTATTCGAATACCGCCAGCTTGCAGGTAACGTCACCATTTCTGGTCTAGAGCAAGTCAAAAACTCTGGCACAGAGGCCATCATCAATCTGCTTGAGGCACGCATCAACGTGCTTGAAAAGTCGATGATGAACAGCCTGTCCACATCAATCTATTCTGATGGTACAGGATCAAGTGGCAAAGAAATCGGTGGTCTTCAGCTAATCGTGGCTGATGCAGGCACCGGCACCGTTAATTTAGCGGCCTAATAGAGCAATCTATTTTGAAAAACTCTGTGAATTCAGGGGAAGTCTCACTGAGATAATCCTGAGCCAAGCCCCGAAAGGGGAAGGTGCAACGATCATTCCGAAAGGAAGTAGGAGCCAAGCGGTTCCGAAGCGCAGAGAACCCCACAGGGGTTATGATATGATCTGGTCTGCATAGTGATATGCAGCAGCGAAAGCGGCTTTGGTTTAGCGAACCAAGGTGAACACAACGAGGTGGAATTAACTCAAGCACATTTACGTTTTGGCAAAACGTACAAACCACTGCAACGTCAAGCGCGTTCAGCACCACAAACGTCCAAGCAGATATGAATAATATGTATCTGCAACTGGTTCGTGGTGCAGACAGCCCTGATCTGATCATGGCTGGCACAAATGCCTTAATGCACTAGGGCCATTGCAGAGCAATCTGCATTGCAAACTGTGTGAATTGCTGGGAAGCCTAAGTCGAAAGATATGGTAATCAGCAGCCAAGCCCCAAACGGGGAAGGTTCAACGACTATCCTTTATGGAGTAGAGCCAAGCGGCTCGAAGCGCACAGCACCCCAACGGGGTGATGATATAGTCTCGTCCCTGAATATCGAAAGACAGGGCAGCCGAAAGGCGGGTTAGGGCTAGCGACCCTGATTGAAGGTAAACGATAAAGCATTTCTGGGTAGCCTTCAGGCCATCCAGCGCATCACCAGTGACGATCTGGCCAACTCTGGTTTCACCAGCGTCCAGTATCTGAACAGCGATGTGGTGTTTGATTCATCTTGTAACACTGACCGGATGTATTTCCTCAACACTGACTATCTCCGTCTTGAGGTAGCAGCGTCACGGGATTTCGTTCCAGGTGAAGCAAAGATGTCCGTCAACCAAGACGCTATGGTAACGCCAATGTTCTGGTCAGGAAATCTGACCTGTTCAAACCGCGCTCTCCAAGGCGTGATCCATACATAAGAAAGGGGAACTGTTATGACAATTGCAGCAGTAATGGGCATTGACCCAACCGCCGTTCACACGACCCCTGAATTTCAGTTGGGTCAGCTTGGTGCCATCGTTGACGACACCAGCGGCACACGCATCTACAAATATGTCCAGTATGACACTGGCAGTGGAAGCGTTGCGGCAGCAAGCGGTAACGCCGCTTACTATTACACTTTGGATGGCTACAAACTGTTCAAGGTGACGTCTGATCTGTCCGACTCTATTGAGATCGGTGCAGGCATTCTGCAATCAGCGCCGACTGACGGCCAGTATTGCTGGGTGCAGATCAAAGGCATGGCAACGATGGCCGCAGCCCTGACAGCAGGCGCTGACGGTGATCCGCTGACGCCAACTGGTTCAGCAGACGGCAAGCTGGATGTTTCAGCAGATGTGACAGACAACGTCTGTGCCATTGCTGGCGACATCAGCGACAAGGAAATCATCTGCGATTTCCCAATGTAAAACCACGGGGGCGGGGCAACTCGCCCCCTTTTTCTATGCAATCGGGAGGATTGATATGAGCGAAAAGGGCATCTTTTTCGAGCGAGAACTTAACGGCCAAAAGCGTGACTTTTGCCGGATTGAAATAGCAGGCGTGCGGGACATCTGGGAAGGACCAGCGCGGCCAGAAGATTTGCAGCGCTTTCCTGCTGAATGGAAGGCGTACAAAGGCAAAAAGAAAAAGCCGCGCACCAAAGGCACCGGCCTAGCAGAACTACCAGGCATGACAGAGCCACGCCGGACTGAACTTGAATTGCACGACATTGAAACGATTGAAGCACTGGCAGCAGCAGAAGAAACAACGCTGCGCGGTATTGGTGAGCCTTATGTCGAACTTGCCAAGATTGCCACGCTGCAAGTCGAAGCGACAAAGCGAAAAGAAGACCTAGTGGTCGAGGTGGCTGTAGCAGCCCAGACCTTGGCAGAAGAGGTGACACATGAGCCTGCTGACGATAGCGCAGAACGTAGCTGACTTCACAGGGTTTGAACGTCCGTCAACCGTTGTTGGCAACACAGACCCGATTGCACGCCAGCTATTTGCCTTCATCAACCGTGAGGGCAAGCAACTGATGCGCTCAAACAACTGGCCGGTGCTGCTGAAGGAACACACCTTTAACACGGTCAATGGCACACAGAGTTACGATCTTCCGACTGACTATGATCGCTCTGTGGGCAGCACAATGTACAACCGCACCGATCTGGATCAGATGGTTGGGCCTATCACGCCGCAGCAGTTCCAGCAGGATCGCTACGGCACAGCCAGCGCAGGCATCACGCAAAAGTTCCGCTTCAAGCCGTCGAGCAATGTCTTGAAGTTTGACATCACCCCAACACCAACATCAGCCGAATCTATTGGCTTTGAGTATGTCTCTAGCCACTGGAATCAAAGCAGCGGCGGGACATCACAGGCCGCTATGGCAGCAGACACAGATGTCGGCATCCTAGATGAAACACTGATTGAGATGGGCGTCACCTGGCGTTTCAAGCAGAACCACGGCCTGACATATGACGAGGATTTCAGGCAGTACCAGCTAGAACTGCGCCAAGCCATCAGCCGCGCAGGCGGTGCGCCGGTCATCAGCCTGGATGATGCCAGACGCCTTTTGGTCAGCCCTTATTCTTACAATTTGCCTGATAGTGGATACGGGGCCGTCTGATGCTGCAAGCGCTGCCGACATCAAGAGGCTACCGCGTCAAGGCGGTCAGCGTGCCAGCCCCTGTGGGCGGCCTAAACAGCCGTGACAGCATCGATGCAATGGCACCGACAGACGCGCTGATCATGTCCAACTTTTTCCCGACTGTGGAGAAAGTGACCCTGCGCGACGGATACACCAGTTTTTGCACAGGGATCGGCAGCGGGAATGTTGAAACACTGGTTGAGCATAATGCTGGTGCAAACCGCCAGCTTTTGGCAATCGGCAGCAACGGCACGCTGTACCAGATTGACAGCGGGACAGCCGTCAGCAAGAAAACTGGCCTTGCAAACGGCAGGGCAGAAAGCATTGAGTTTAACAACAACTCCATCTTTGTGCCGTCAGGGGCGAACGTGCCTTTTAGCTGGGACGGGTCGAGCGCCAGCGATTTGTCAATCACGCTGTCTGATAGCGTTAACGCAAACACACTGACCGGCGTTCACGCGCACAAAAACCGTGTTTATTACTGGACCGGCGACAGCCAGAACTTTTATCACAGCGCCACTGTGGACACCTTCCAAGGCAACTTTACCAAGTTTCCCGTTGGTCTGGTCGGCACATTCGGCGGCAACATCATTATGATTAACACGCTCACCATAGATGGCGGTGAGGGCGTTGATGACCTTCTGTGCATTATAATGACCAGCGGCGAGGTGCTGCTGTATTCAGGATCAAACCCCGCTAGTGATTTCAGCCTGGTTGGTACGTTTCGGATTGCAGAGCCGATCAATGAAAAACGCGCCATTGCCAAGTTGGGCGGCGATGTCATCGTGATGACCAAAGAGGGCTATCTGCCTTTGAGCCAGGTCGTACGACAGGACATCGTGGGCAACAAGGCAGCAGCCATATCAGAAAAGATACGCGGAACCGTCATTGGCCAGGTCAAGGCCACTGGCTCATCAACCGGCTGGCAAGTCTTTGTCAGCCCTGACGGCGACAAGGTTTATTTCAACTACCCAACTGGTGACAGTCCTGACCCCTTTAATCAGCATGTCTTCAACCCCATCATCCGCGCCTGGTGCATCTTTGAGAATCTGCCAGCCCATGTCTGGGGCCAGTTTAACGGCGATACATTTTTCGGCAGCGCATCCGGCGTTGTATTCAAGGTGACTGGTGATGCTGATAATGGCGAAAACATTGTTGGTGATTTGGCTACGGCTTACAACTATTTTGGCGACAGAGGCGGTGTGAAGCGCTTCAGCAGCGTGCAGCCCATGCTTGAGGGCGAAACAGACGTTGATTTCAGTTTCGGCGTAGGCGTCGATCAATCACCCGTTGCGGCCATTGATGTCTCGCCTGTCACATTTGCATCAAATCTGGCGGCGTGGGATACCGCCACTTATGATGACTTTTTCTGGGCTGATACGGCTGGCGCTGGCGTTACAAAGCGGCGCAAGGCGGTCAACCGGCTAGGCTACTCAAGTGCATTGCGGATCAAGGTTGCAACCAGCACGCAGACAATCTCGTTCATCAGCGCTCATTACACCTTTGCACCAGGGGGGCCAATCTAATGGCATTTTCCGGCGGTACGTTTTCACGGACTTTTGATTGCACGACAGATCGTGACAATGGCGTCAAAATCCTTGCATCAAAGTTTGATACAGAACTAGACGGGTTTGCAACGGGCCTGTCCACTTGCATCCTGAAGGACGGCACACAGACATGCACAGCGGCAATCCCGTTTGCAGAAGGTCTGACTGTACCTGACAACAAAACAATCATCCTTGGTACAAACAGCGACATCACTATTCAGTATGATGAAACGACAAATGACAGCCTTGAGATCGCGGCAAATGTAGAGGGCGCAGCGCTTGGCATTGTGCTGAAGGCTGACCAGGGCGATGACAACGCAGACCAGCACAAGGTCAGCATTGCTGACGGCGGCACACTGACGCTTGGCAGCAAGATTAGCGGCAGCTTTGTCAACTACCTCACACACACGCCCAACAGCACTGTGGCCAGCAGCACAACGGCTGTTGCAGGCAATCTGACAGTCGGTGGTGACCTGACGCTGGGGTCAGGCGCTGTCATCAGCGAGGCTGAACTTGAGGCGATTGACGGCGTTACAGCAGGCACTGTGGCGGCATCCAAGGCCGTCATTGTTGATAGTAACAAGGACATTGCCAGTTTCCGCAACGTGACGCTGACCGGCGAACTTGATGCTGGGTCACTGGACATCAGCGGTGATGCCGACATTGATGGCACGCTGGAAGCGGATGCCATGACGCTGAATGGCACGGCGATCACAGCGACTGCCACGCTCGACACAGGCATATCTAACAACAACGTGCCAAAGTTCACTAGCGGCGTGGCAGATGATGATTTCCTGCGGGTTGCTGGCACGGCCATTGAAGGCCGGTCTGCATCAGAAGTGCTGTCAGATATCGGCGGTCAAGCCAGTCTAACATTCGGCATCAGCAATACGAATGCCGTCAAGATTGACAGCAGTTCAGTGGCTGATGATGAGTATGCTAGGTTCACGGCAAACGGTCTTGAAAGCAGAGCAACATCAGAGGTGTTGTCGGATATTGGTGCAGCGCCAGCGGCTGGCAGTTCAAACATAGTCACGACTGGCGCATTGAACAGCGGCAGCATTACCAGTGGCTTTGGCAGCATTGATAATGGTTCTAGCGCTATCACTACTACAGGCGTTGGTTCCTTTGGGTCACTGGATATCAGTGGTGACATAGACGTAGACGGAACCACCAACCTAGATGCTGTAGACATCGACGGTGCTGTAGATATCGCTGGCAATCTGTCTGTAGACGGCGGCACCATCAAGCTGGACGGCAACTACCCGACAGGCACAGATAACACTGCTTTGGGAGATGGCGCACTTGATGATGGTTCGTTGTCTGGTGGATATAATGTGGCGGTAGGAAAGGCTGCACTTGGTGAGAACGAGGGCGGTCAAGAAAATGTGGCTGTCGGATGGAACAGTCTGGACGCTAATACCTCCGGCAATAACAATTCTTCTTTGGGTTCTCAATCACTTAGCGCTAATACTAGCGGGGCCAGCAACACGGCAGTGGGAAAAAATGCCCTGAGGTCAAATCAGACCGGCAATGACAACGTGGCGGTGGGGCAACAGACACTTGAGGATAATACTGGTTCGAACAATACCGCAGTCGGATACGCTGCTTTGCTCGAAAATACCAGCGGAACTCAGAATTCTGCATTTGGTCGATTAGCTGGTGATGCAATAACCACGGGAAGTTACAACACATTTATAGGTGCTAATGCTGGCGGCGCAGCAACTACTGGCGACTTTAATGCCTTCTTAGGCCGTTCTTCTGGTAGCGCAATGACTACTGGCGCAAAGAACACCATCATTGGTAGCTACAACGGCAATCAAGACGGCCTAGACATACGCACAGGCAGCACATACATCGTGCTGTCGGATGGCGAGGGTAATGCTCGAATGTACTATAATGGCGCTAATGGCGGGTGGAGAATTGGAGATATAAATACAAGTTCTTCGTCCACAAGAGGGCATAATATTTGGCGAGGAACTCACGAAGGCTACCATATTATTCAAGGCAAAAGCACGTCATCTGGCAGTACCTTTCAGGTATATAAAGAAACGACTTTAAACTTTGCTGTAAACGTGAATGGAAACGTTACAAATACAAACAACAGTTATGGAGCAATATCTGACATTAAACTGAAGCAAGATATTGTTGATGCTTCTTCACAATGGGAAGACATCAAATCTTTGCAGGTTCGCAAGTTTAAGTTCAAAAACGATGTCGCAGAAAACGGAGATAACGCTAAAACCTGTCTGGGTTTGATTGCACAAGAAGCTGAATTAATTTCTCCTAATTTAATTGAAACTGTTAATGACCAAACCCTCGATTCAGAAGGGGAGCCGGTTAATACAGGAACGACAACTAAGCAAGTGAAATACAGCATCCTCTACATGAAAGCTGTCAAAGCCTTGCAAGAAGCAATGACCCGCATTGAAACGCTGGAGACAAAAGTTGCAGCACTGGAGGCTGAATAATGTCCCTCACTTCAGAGCAAATGGCAGAAAATTCCCGCACCGCAGACCAAATTGCAGAAGATTATGACGGTATGGGTGCAAGCGTTGCCCTCATTAACGACATTATTGCTGGAAATCAGGACAGCGCAATGACTGCATCTGATAGGCAGGATACAGTTGACCGCAACGTCGAACACCTCGAACTGATGGTTGCAAAGGATGACTGGGGCAGCGAAGACATGACTGCTACCAATGCAGCTATTACTTCTGGCAAGGGATACACTGCGTCATGAGCAAGCCCACCGTCACATCTGTACAGGCACAGGTGGACACGCATGAAGCTGTGTGCGCTGAGCGGTGGAAGGAAACCATCCTGCGTATCAAGCGTATTGAGACGCTGATGATCGGCACTGCTGGCACAACAATTCTGCTGCTGATTGGCATCATCTTAGGCCAGTGATCACCGTCTTTGTTCTGATGGTCTACATCGGCTTGGGCGATAACGAAAAACTACACTCCGACAAAATGATTTTCCGCAGTCTGGTCGATTGCCAATGGTATGCCGCGCGCATGGTTCGTGTTTACGGAAACTATGGGTACACGCGCGCCGGCACAGAAAAGATCACGGCGTATTGCCTACCCTTAGAGATACAGGAAGGCACCAACGAAAGGCTGTATTGATGGACCCGATATCCGCAATGGCCACAGCCACGGCTGCGTTTAACGCAGTCAAAAAGGGCATCAGTATCGGGCGTGATATTGAAAGCATGGCATCCGATTTGGGGCGCTGGATGGGCGCACTGAGTGACCTCGACATGCTGGAAAAGGAATCTCGTCATCCACCCATTTTCAAAAAATTGTTCTCCGGCCAGTCTGTCGAACAGGAAGCGATGACTGCTTTCGCAAACAAGCAGAAGGCGCAGCAAATGCGTTACGAATTGCAGCAGTGGATATCGCTGACAATGGGCAAGTCCAAATGGGACGAGCTGGTGCATATGGAAGGGCAGATTAGAAAGCGGCGCAAGGAAACGCTGTATCGTCAAAGAGAGCGCCGCCGCAAATTTGTAGAGATTGTGGCTTGGGTGCTGGTCGCTGCTGTTGGAATGGCAGCGCTGACAGCTTTCATTCTTCTTCTCAAAGCGCATACGGCAAAGGCTGACGACTGGGCGAATGATCTGACGGTGTGCCGATTGGTAAAGTGCATGAAGGTAGACTTGGACATTACAGCGTGCGTCTACAGGGGCGCTCACAATACACAAGAAACACTGATGTTCTCGCCGCGTGAGTTTCGGCCACGCGAGTATTTGTGTCAGTGGAACGTAGATAGCCCACCACCGCCTGACATTTACGAGACGTTAAAAGGCATCAGGGACAGCCAAAATTGAACCGCATCATTTTCGGTGCAGACGACTATTTGAAATCATGGGCGGCAAAACGCATCGGCATTGACCAGTTTGGGCCAAGCGTGGCGATTGGCGTGCAGCGTGACAATCAGATCATCTGCGCCGCGATTTACCATGACTTACGAGAAGGGCAGATCGAGGCGTCCCTGGCTGCTTCCTCCCGGCGCTGGGCCACTCGGTCTGTCCTGCACACATTGTTTGCCTACCCATTTACGCAAGTTGGGGCGCACAGGCTGCTGGTGCAGTGCAATGAGGCAAACGCCAAGGCAATGAAAATGAATAGGCAGCTTGGCTTTGTGCAAGAGGGCAGGCTGCGGAATCTGCATGGGCCAGATGATGGCATCTTGTGGGGAATGTTGAAGGACGAATGTAAATGGATAAAGGGTCAAAGTAATGGGCAAGTCAGCGCCTTCACCACCACCAGTTCCTAATCCAAACGAACTGATTAACGCCCAGGCAAACGCGAACAGAATCAATCAGTTCACGCCCTATGGCAATCTGCTGTTTGGCTCCGTAGGCGACCAAGGTCAGTTTGTGCAGGGCGCAGTACCAGAAGATGGTATGGCCGCAGCTTTCACGCAGGAAACGCCATTTCAGGCGCAGATGCGTGCGGCCACTGAAGGCACTGGGCTGGGGCTGGGCAATCTGGCATTCAACCGTGTCACAGGCCGACAAGTGGTTGGTCAGAACGCTGATGGATCGCCAATTTTTGCTGACGATCCTGATTTCCAAAACCCGTTTAGAACAGCCCCGACACTGGCTGGCGTTCAGCAGTCACAGGACATTGACCCGACCACCGGCCTGCCTGCATTTCAAAGCCAGATCAGCACAACCACGCCTATGCCCACCAGCATCAACACTGAGGGTCTGACGGCCCTACAGAGCGATCCAGAGGCGTTTCGCAGCAACATTGAGCAAACACTGTTTAACCGGCAGCTAGGGCTGTTGCAGCCAGAGTTTACGCAGCAGCGTGAGGCGCTTGAACAGAACCTGGCTGACCGTGGCATCCCCATCACGTCACAGGGCTACAACGATGCTGTGAACCGCTTGGAGAGCCAGCAAGGTGAACAGCTAGGACGGCTGGCACAGCAGGCCACACTGACAGCGGGGCAGGAATCTGACCGGCTGGTCAACCAAGCACGCAACATCAGGGCGCAGCAGTTTGGTGAGCGTGCGGCTGGTGGTGAGTTTGGGCTGGCGGCACAAGGCCAAGGATTTAGCCAGGCGGCAGCAAATGCACAGCTTGCCAACGCTTCACGCCAAGACACTGTGGCCAATCAACTGCTGTCTAACCAAATCGCTAACCAGGCACGCAGTCGAGATATTGCAGAACGCAATGCCCTACGCGGCCAAAACTTTAACGAACTGGCAGCGCTGCTGGGTGGCCCACAAATACAGCAGGGCAGTTTCTTTGCACCTGGCGGCATTGATACGCAGGGCGCGTTTGGCGCACAGATGGCTGCACAGCAGAACGCCTTTAATCAGGCTCAAGCCGCGCGATCAGCAGACCTTGGCGGGCTTTTCGGATTGGCTGGCAATCTTGGTTCAGCCTATCTGCTTAGAGGGGGGGTTGCATAAATGGTACATACTCCGTTTCACGGTCTGACACAGGCTGGCCGTCAGCCGTCAATGCGGTTCCAGCAGCTTAATCAGGCTTTCCAGTCCGACCCGCGCCGCATCCTGGGCCAAGCGCTGATGGGGCAGGGTGCAAGCACTGCGCCGGTCAGGACGCCCCTGCAAGGGCTTGGAAGGCTGTCTAGCGCACTGGTCGGCGCGTATCTACAGCGCAAGGCTGGTGATGCACAAGTTGAGCGTGAGACAGATTATCGGACAAGATTAGACAGTGCCCTAGCAAATTCCAACGTAGAAGCGTTCCCAGCAATCGCAGGCATTGCCCCAGAATTTCCAGAGCTTGCTTTGCCAGCGCTTTTAAGTGCAGAGGCGACAAGAGCCGGAAGGACGCCGCCAGCACCAGTCCAAATGGTGAACCCGAAAACCCGCGATGTGACATCAGCAGTCCCAGGTAGCCCAGAACAAAGCAATCTTTTTGCATCTGGTTATCAGACCGGCAGCCTCCCGAATCCTGACACTGGATTTATGTTCACCGAAGACGGTCAGCAAGTTGTAAGACCAGGCGGCAGTGCGGCCCGTACTTTGCGCGATAGTTTTGTAAAGTCGGTTAAAAAAGAAGAAGCCAAGTTGTTTGAATCTGACGTTGCGTTTAAAAATGCTCAAGACTTTGTTGCCAACCCGTCTGGTGGGTCAGACACAGCATTGATATACAACTTTTTCACTACACTCGACCCTGGCGGCAAAGTGACAGACGGTGAAGCGCAAATGTCCCAGACAGCACAATCGTATAGCGATCAATTTACGACCCAAGTATTTAAAGCATTTAGGGGCGGTGTTTTAGGTGATGACGCTAGAAAAGAAATTCTAAGTGTCATGCGTGGACTGGTAAATCAGAGGCGCACCGCGCTTCAGACATCGGTGAACGATGCAACTCCGTACATAACTGAACTTGGTTTCACGCCACAAAATACTTTCTCTTACTACAACCTTATATTCAACCCGACTGACCAAGTGGCAAGCGTTAGTAACGGCAGCGAAAACAAGACTGAGATCGTACCTGGCCAAACAATAGTGACCCCAGGCGGTAGTAGCGCTGATCCAGCTATAGCTAATGCTAGTGACGCAGACTTACTAGGGGGGCTGTTTTAATGGCTGAACAAACCCAAATTTTACCGCAACCTGTTGACATTCCACCTGAAACTTTAAAGGCGGGATATGCAGGCACCTTGGAGCCGACTAAACAAGCCAAGTTTGATGAACTTGTTAAACGCGGGACGATACCAACTCAAGACACTGTGATCGGTGACATGGCTACTGTTGCCACTGAATTTTTGGCGTCTGTCGGGAAGGGCGCAAAAAACATTGTTACAGGTGAAGCAACGACAGAGTTCCCTGACATGCCAGAAATACCGGCTAGTTTAAGGACGGCGATAATCCCAGGCAGTGGTCAGGTAGGCACAAGGCTATCACTAGGCCGTGATGATCTACGAAAGACAGATATATTTCGGCAAATATTTGGAAACGTCCCAGCCAACTTGGATAAGTTCGGCAACTCATATGTCACCTTGGATGACAGCTTTGCCAAACGGTTTAACATAACGGCTGGTGAGTACTATTTGAATAAGCCAGGTGCAAGCCCCCAAGACCTTGATGATTTTATGACCACTGCATTAACTGAAATATATTTTGCAAGGCTTGGTGGTAAGTTAGGCAAAAAATTTGGTGGTAAGTCTGGGCAAGTTGTCGGCACAGGTGCTGGCGCTGGTGCTGGGTCAGTAGCGCAAGATTTAGCCGCTGGACAGGCTGGTTCAGTGCGGGGCGTTGACCCTCAATCTGCGCTAATTGCCAGTGTGTTTGGTGTTGGCGGTGAACTTGCTGGTCAACTGCTGTCCCCGTTTCTGCGTAAATTCATTGCAAATAAAGAATTTGTAACAGCAACCGGCGTCACTAAAAGAGGACGCAAAGCCCTTACTAATGCAGGCTTAGACCCTGATGAGGTGACACCCGCCTTTCTGCAACAATTCAATCAACTTGCTCAAACGGCTTCTGATCCGGCGCAGGCTGCACGCATGGCAGCAGCCGAAACTCTGCCGCAACCTGTCCGGCTGACACAAGGTGATGTGCTGCGTACACGCGCCGCACAGTCTGCTGAAGATGAAATTTTATCCAGAAATGACACTGCTGGAAATATCATGTCGGGGACTAGGGTGCGCCAGCAAGAACAACTGGCAGAAAACGTGCCGTTGATAGCAGAAGAAATAGCGCCAACCGGCACGGCTGTTACCAGCCCAACGGACGCCATGATTGATGTGGGCGGCGAACTGTCAGCAAAGTTTGTAGCAGCCAAACGTAGAGTTGACCGCCTTTACAAAGTGGCAAGAGGGCGTGGCAGAACCGTTGCTTTAGACCCAAGCGCTGTCAGGCAACAAATCGCAACGATAAGCGACGATGTTTATGAAGCAGGGTTTGACTTGCAAAATTTCCCAAACGCGGCGAGCGCTGTCAAAGACCTTCAAAAAATAACAAACAAAAAAACGCTTAGTGTTAATGATCTTGAAGCATGGCGGCAAAGAACAACCCAGTTGTCCCGCACAAACGACGGCGCACAAAACGCCGCTGTCAAAGCAGTCATCAAAGAATATGATAGTTTTGTTGATCGTCTGCTAGACGATTTGGCAACAACAGGGAACGCTGATGCTTTCACACCGTGGCTGAAGGCAAGGCGTGCAAACAAAGCGTTTCGTGAAAAATTCAGTGACGATACGGTTATTGCAAAAATCTCTGACCCTGAAAGTGCTTTGGAGCCTAGTGAGCAATTCAACCTGTTATTCACTTTGTCAGGCGCTGGTAAAACTGGTGCAGCAGGCACGGTCAGAAAACTGCGTGAAACACTTAGCCCCGTGGCTTTTAACAAGCTAAAGCAAGGCGCATTCTTGAGGATTGTGGAGCAAGCTGAAAAGTCTGCTGCTGGTGAGGCTGGTGTAAAAACGTTTTCTGGTGCTGGTTTCAAAACAGCGCTGACCAATTTGAAGCGCCGGACGCCAGAACTGTTCAACGCACTTTTCACCAAAGAAGACCAAGCACTACTTAATCAGTTTGCAAATGTAGCAGAGTTGGCCACAACGGCAGTCCCTGGCGCAAAGAACTTTAGTGGCAGCGCCGCCCCAATCATTCGCAACATGGAACAAACCTTTGGGCCACAGCTTGCCGCTATCGCAAACAGATTGATCGCATTACCTGTCAGCACATACAGGGCTGGCAGGGCGCAAGTGATGGCATCGGGTGGCATTGATCAGCGGAGCATTCCCCCTGGTTTGACTGGTGGGTTGTTTAGCGCTGCTGGACAAAGTGAAATCGGTGACACGCGCCGCGTCACTGTCAATCCTAATATCAGATAAACCGTGGCCCAGAAAAAGCTGGAGAGGTCGAGCGAGTTTGCACGCTACGATCTCGACAATGATGGCGTTGTCACGGATGCAGAGATTGAACGCGCCCGTGAAATTCGTGAGACAGAGGACAAAAGCCGCAAGCACTTGGCGCAACTACGCCTAGCACGCTACGCGCTCATAGGCATGGGCGTTTACACAGTCCTGCTGTTTATGCCGTTCATACCAGACGCCCGAATAGCCCTACTCAAAGAAATTAGCCCGTTGCTCTACCTCTCTCTTAGTGGGGTGGTGGGGGCATATATGGGCTTCACTCAAATGGGAGATAAAAAGTGATACAGGCATTGATAGGGCCGATAGCTAGCTTGGCAGGCTCTTGGATGGAGAAAAAAGTTTCTGAACAAAAAGGCAAGTCGGCTGTTGCCATAGCAAAAGCAGAGGCTGAAGCAGAGGTAATGAAAGTCGCCGCTACACATGAAGCGGGCTGGGAAAAGATTATGGCTCAAGGTAGCCAAGAATCTTGGAAAGATGAGGCTTGGACAATCTTGTTCATAGCCATCATCGCAATGTGTTTCATACCGCCATTGCAGCCATATGTTGAGCGTGGATTTGACGCTTTGGGCAAAACGCCCGACTGGTTTCAATGGGCAATGTACGCCAGCATCGGTGCGTCATTTGGATTGCGTGGGTTGAAAGGGTTCAAAAAATGAACATTGATGTTTTGCGTGAGCAGATTGCCAGTGATGAGGGCAAGAAATACGAAGTGTACCTGTGTTCTGAAAATCACCCCACCGTCGGAATCGGTCATTTGATTACGGCTGACGACCCGGAGTATGGCCAGCCAATCGGCACAGAGGTGAGCGAAGATCGGGTCAATGAGGCGTTTGACACTGACATCAGTGTGACGCTGGAAGACTGCCGGATCATCTTTGATGACTTTGACGGCATGCCAGAGGAAATACAGCTTTGCCTGGCAAACATGGCATTCCAACTTGGCAGGCCCACATTGACCAAGTTTCGAAAATCTGTGGCCTATGCAAATAACGGTGATTGGTCGTCCCTGGCAGATGAAATCTTGGACAGCCGCTGGGCACAAGAACAGACGCCCCACCGTGCCAACCGTATCAGTGACCGCATCAAGGCAGTAGCTGATGGCTAGGGCAGCGCCGTCCAAGGGCAAGGCCAAGGTCAAGGTCACTGCCACTGGCAAGCGCGTCAGCTATGGACAAGCTGGCAAGGCAAAGGGTGGTGGCCCACGGGTGCGCCCTGGCACATCGAAAGGCGACAGCTATTGCGCTAGGTCAGCCGGTCAGATGAAGAAGCATCCGAAAGCAGCAAAGAATCCTAATAGCCCGTTGAGGCTATCGCGCAAGCGCTGGAAATGCGCTGGCAAAAAATCACGTCGTTAAAAGGAGAAATGCAATGCCAATGGGTAAAGGAACTTACGGTAGCAAGGTTGGCCGTCCGAAGAAAAAAAAGCCAATGAAGGTTGCGGCCAAGAAAAAAATGGGTGGCCGCATGGGTGGCCGCAGCCTACGCAGGGTGTAGGTCATGGCACCGCGCAAAAAATCGTCCGGTCCAAAGCCAACTAACCCCAAGCTGTACTCAAACGTAAAAGCAGCGGCCAAGCGCAAGTTTGATGTTTATCCGTCTGCTTATGCCAATGCTTGGCTGGTGCGTGAGTACAAAAAGCGAGGTGGCAAATACAGCGGGAAAAAACCCTCATGAGCCTGACCAAATGGTTCAAGGAAGACTGGGTTGATATCAGCGCACCAAAGAAGGGTGGCGGCTACAAGAAGTGTGGCCGCACCTCTTCAGAGCAAAACAAACGCGGCTATCCCAAGTGCGTGCCAGCCGCAAAGGCAGGGCGCATGAGCAAGTCGCAGATCAAGTCTGCTGTGTCACGCAAGCGGTCTAAAAAGCAGGGCGTGGGTGGCAAGCCGACTAACGTGGCGACCTTTGCAAACAGGCGTAAAGCAAGGGCGTAATCCAGTCCAGTTTCAGTCCAGTTTCAGTCCAGTTTTCTGGCTACCAGCCCCTGCCAGCATTTCCCAAAATGCCCCAGAAACAGCCAATTTTGTTGGTCAAAAACCAGTAAAATCGGGCCTGTCACGCCGGAGGCCGCGGGTTCGAGTCCCGTCACTCCCGCCATCTCCAAGTCCAAGCATAGCTTCAAAAACAAGCCCTCGGCCTAAACCGGCTGGGGGCTGTTTTTTTGTGCCAGTCCAGTTTCAGTCCAGTTTTATTTGTAGGGTTTGACTTTTTATGTCAATATGCTCTTGTTGATACATCAAATGGGAGCAAAGCAATGAAGGACTTACCAGTAAGATTTCGTGCCGACAACAACTGCTATTGCATCAATGCAAGCCGCGTAGGTCGAAGTGACAAGTATGGTAGTTTTGCGACAAGGGATGAGGCTTTAGCAGAAGCAGAAATGCTCAAGGCCAAGTTCCTTACAGGCATGATTGCCCAGCCCGTGAAAATTAAAAGTTGCGCCAACGCTGCTGCCGCATTTTTAGAATCACAAATGCGCCGTGTTGATGATAAGGAAATCGCACTGTCGCATTTCAAAGAAACAAAACGCGGTTTGGATTTCGCATTGGCCATTCGAATTGATGGCAAGATGTTCAGTAAGCACGCGCTGGACAAGCTGATCACAAAAGCGAACAAAGATGATTTGGCTGCTGCTTTCAAACGGGCGATCAAAAGCGAAAACAAAAGCAAAGCAACAGCCGAAAAACGCATCAAGTCGTTAAAGGCGTTTTTGAATTATTGCCAGGCAAAAGGGTGGATTGACATCAACCCGCTAGACAAAGTGTCTTTTGGTTTATCAACAGAGATTGCTGATCGTGCGCCAAAGATACAGCCCAGCACTGTCCAGCAACTTGTGACAAAGGGCTTGACCGGCGAGACATTGACAAGCCGTGCGATGGTGCTGACAGCGTTGTCGTCTGGAATCCGTCAAGGTGAACTGCGTGCATTGCCGTGGCGCTGTGTTGACTTCAAGGAAAGCACGGTGCGAATCGAGCAAGCTATCAAGACAGAAACCAGTGAACTTGGTGAGCCAAAAACAAAGCGCGGTTTTCGCACCATCCCCGTGCCAAGTGAGACAATGCAATTACTGCGTGAATTGAAAATGCAAAACCGCCACACAAGCGATGACGATCTGGTTTTTGCTACAGCCGCTGGCCTGCCAAAACAGAAAAAGACGTTGCGTGAATTGATCGAACGCGCATCAAATCGTGCCGGTATTGAGCGCATGGTCTGGGGTGACATGAGGCACTTTTTTGCAAGTGTTCAGTTGTCGGCACTGGGTGAGGATTGGGCAGAGGTTGCAGCCTTGATGGGCCACAGCAACCCATCATTCACTTACCGCCAATATGGTCACTATTCCAAGAATGAGGCCAAGCAAGAAAAGGCGCGGTCAGCCGCTGCCAATGCAATATTTGGATAAAAGAAAGGGGCGCTAGTGCGCCCCTCTCACAATGTCCCAGATTCTTTGCACCCAGTTCTTGGGCGGCGGTTCAATACTCACCGTCTGCCGTTTCGCGGCCCATATCCGTTTCATCTTCTTACTGTGTGCGGCACGCTTTTCAGGCGTCCATGCTGCTTTGTGTTTGTTCATCAATCCCACCTAATTTCACAATTTCGGCACGCGGTATGAACCACCGTGAACCATCTTGAATGGCCGCTATCTGGCCATCCTTAATCCAGCGCCTGACGCGCTTGCGGCTGGCCTCGCTGTAGCCTTCACCGAATAGGGCATCACACGCCTCTCTGACCGTCAGCAGAGCCTGCCTAGCCATTCTTTGCAGCCTCATAGCCAGCCGGTGGTGGCGGTGCGTCAGGCACGCTTGTATGGGGCGGCGGTGCCGGTGGCGGTGGTGGTGGCGCATAGGCCGGAGCGACTGGCTGTTGCGCTGGTGCGCCGTCGTTGAGCCACAGCCGTGATCTGGCCACACGGTGATATGTGTCACCAACTTTGACCTGGATTTCTAAACCAGGCTGTTGTTTGAAATCTTCCTTGTTCTCCTGATAGTACGCATCAAGACGCGCCTTGAGATCAGGGTCAGTGATGTTGAACCAGAAACTGATGCTCATGTTGTCGTCAATTTCGACACCGCGAACCAGTTGGATTTTACCGGCCTTGTATTCAGGTGCTGCCATTTTGAATGTCCTTCTCTTGTTTTTTCCAGAACGCATAAAAGCGGTTGTAGTCGGTATCATTTGCCAAGTGCATGGCAACCAACACAGGGTTCATCTCACCGATCCAAGTGTTCAGCCTGGTGAGTGATTTGAATGTTTTCATTTTGGCAATCAGCGCATCCAGATCGTAATCAGCGGCTGGCGCTGCATCTTTTGCGCCTACGCCGTCACTTGGTGCTGGCTGATGGAAATCAGGGTCATCACGCTCACCTGTTGAGATGAGCAACAGCGCACGCAGATACTGCTTCACGGCATAGGACTGGGCGCTGCCGCTGGTCTGTGCGCCCGTCAAGGGCAACATGACATCCATGCCGACAGGATCGGTCTTCTCGCCTGACACATGGCCCATGCCAATCTTGTAGCTGAATTTGGCCCACAGTTTTGAGTTGCCTGCGCTGAACGTCTCTGTGCCGATGCTATCAACTTGCGGGTGCAGACCGTGATCAGCGCAGATCGGGCGGCACATATCCAGAAACGCATCCACAGACGCAAAGCTGTAGTTGCCGTGCTGGTTGCGATCACCCTTGGCCAGTTTCTGCACTTGACCCATAGCTGCATTGATTGCGGCGTTGATCTTTGCCTGTTCACTCATTTAGAACGCCACCATTTTGTCATTCATGCTGACGGTGATGTCAGCTTTCGTAGACGCCTTGTTGACCTTGAAATTGTAAAACGCACGGCTTAACAGCACGCTGTAGTGATGCGCTGTAAGATGGAATGCAGCATCTATCCGCATGCGGTTTACGTTTTCTAAAAGGTAAGGAACGGGCGCACGGGCCTTTGTGCCAATGCCTTTGCACATATGATCCAAAAACTGGGTGATTTGCTCTCTCTGACCCTTTTGGACGGCGACGTAAAAAAACGCGCCGATAATGCCAACACGCCATTTTGTTGTCGTGTATAATTTACGGCCAACTGAAACAGATTCCTGCAAAAGCGTGTGGTCAATTTCGTTGTTATACTTTGCTTTCATCCAATCATTGGAGACGCCATTACTTGGTGACCTGGATAGCCCGTTTTCATAAGAAATGATCATCTTAATAACGGTTGATGCGTCTTTGGAATTTGGCACGCCCATCATGCTCAAAGTGTCAGAGCCGTTGCGTAACTTGCCAATATCGATGTGTTGGAATGTTTCGGGATCGATTCCAAATACCAAGTGAGTTGGGAAAGCGGTGTTTGCCCGGACACAAGCCTCAAGCCTGTGTTGGCCATCTTTCAACAGACCATCTGACCCAAACTTGATTGTCTCGCCATTCAAAGTCCAGTTGCTGTTCGACATATCCTTTGAATAATCGATGACTTTCCCAGAACTAATTGGCCGATTCTTTTTGTTAGTTTCACTGAGCGTGAACTTAGCCATCTCTGGCGTGATTTGGTTTATCACGCTGCCTTCAGGTGGGCGCGAAATGTGATTGCGAAATTCGTTTTCCGTCAAAATCTCAATAGCTGTTTGCATCAGTATCTCCCTCAACTGATCTAGTGTTAAAAATCCCATCATGGGCAGGATTGTTTTTCATCCAGAGCCGCGAGTAGTACGGCTTGTGATGATCGTTGATCTTCAACGCCTCGCCATCCGGGCGTGCATCAATGATGTTGATTGTGGTTTCCCACCGGATGCGTTCCATGATCATCTGTGAGCCAACGCGCTTGTGGCCCTTGGCAATCGCCTCACGGGTGAAGCGATCCCAAAGCTGGTACACAACAGGATTGGCCTGGTGGAATGCCAGAAACCGTGCTTCACGCTCGTTACGCGGTGCCTGCATAGCCTCAAACAGTGTGGGCTGGGCGTTCATGTCATCACCAGGTCAAGCAGCACCAAGCAGCACCACAGGCTGAAGACGCCAAACAATGCGCCAATGATCAGGCCGCACACGCGCAAGGCTTCCCGCCAAACGCTGTAGGGCCGCAGTGGTCGGCCAGCTTCATCAACGTGGAGCCACAACAGGTTTCTTCTCATCTGAATCCCCATAGTTTTTTCGCCTCTGTCAAAACCTCTGGGCGCATATCCCACGCCCACATATGTCCGAAATCTGGCTCAATCAGGCGCAGCATTTGCTCCACCGAATCGGCAGATTTCAGGATGTTTTCGCGGATCGCGCACTTGGCTGTGATGTGATTGAGGGCAGCTTGCAGCCCCTCGTTGGACAGCCTGTCGCTGTTGTCAGCGTGCATCACGCGGTAATCTTTGGCGTTGGCATACACAATGGTCTGCATCAGGCCGGTGCCAGCCCAATATCCTGCAACCTGGCTTGTATGTGACCAGTCGGGCTGTGTGGGCAGACTGGCAGCGCGCTTGCCAGACTTGGTGTTGGCAGCAGCACTTGACCACTTGGTTTTGAGTTCGATGCGGCGTGAAAAATCAGGAAAGCCGGAGTAGGGCAGTTCAAGGCCAGACAAGTTGGTAAAGATTTCAGATTCACCGTCGATGCGGTTCAGCCCGTAGTGTGCGTGCGCTTCTTTTACGCCTTCAATGGCGTTTATCAGCACATCCGCAAACTCTGCGCGGTTTACCGCCAGCTTACGCCCATCCTTGCCATCATCCCAGGTGCGCGGCTTGTACTCATCCAGACGGCTCATACCCTGCCGGATCACAGCCTCAATGGTGTGGCCATCGATCAGATGAAGGTTGGCGCAGTCTTGCACGACACGCCCTGCCAGCATGTTGGCGTTGTCATCTTTGTATAGGTTGATTGTAGCTTTGGCGGCCTGTACGTCGCCCACCTGGTCGCCTTTAACGACCGCCCACGCTTGGGACACCTTGGGACGGATCACGCACTTTTCAAACAATGTCCGGCAGATTGGACGTGATGCAGGATTGCTATGATGAAAATAGTGCTTGTCAGCAGCCCATTTGATGGACGGTGGTAGCGACATAAAAAAACCTCAACAGAAATAGCTTCCTGTTAAGGTTTAAGTGTCTTTACTTATTCCGTCAATACACTTTCTTTAACCGTACTTAATATTACTTATTTCGCGGCATCATTTTCTCACGGTAAGCTGTGACATCATAGTCAATCCACTGCATTTCGCGCAGTTCTGGACGCAACATCATGTTAATAATTGGGCATCCCCATTCAAGTTCAACATTTTCATGGCATCCAAAATTATTGCTTTGGATTGAATATCGATTCCTGCCTGATTGATACACAACACCATAAAGCAAATTATTGTTTTTGGTTTTGACGATGCTGTAATGGCCAAGGCAGTCCTTGCTCACGATATTTCGCTGCATGGGATCAATGTTTACTATGTCCAGATTGCCGTGCTGCCAAGCTGATGGGTGATCAAGGTTGTCTGAAAGATCCCAGTAAATGCACATCGTATCCACGCCGTAATAATCATGTATGTATATTGCTTTGTCTTTGTATGGTGCCATCCGTGGTTGTTCGAGCCGGTGGCCTAAAATCAATTCTGGATTTTTGCCGTCGTGAGAGCCAAGCAAACGTGGGGATGTTTTTTCGGCCTGCGCAGTGCAATCGTCATTCCAATGTAAAACGGCTGCGAGAACAGGAATCGGCGGGCTGACAAAGAAAATCTGGTTCGGTGTGCAGTTCAGTATCTTTGCATACTCTTCCGCATCACCAAGGGATATACCAATGTCGCCGGATTTATGGCGTGACAAGGTAGCAGGCTGGATGCCCTTCAGTTCAGCGACCATGTTATTCTTCAGGCCACTGCGTCTGATCATCTTGTCCAAATTGTTTGGTGCCACTGGCCCAGCCTTCAATGTCTTGTGCATATTCATCGTATCACCTTGTCGCAAACAGTCAAACATCTGATACAGGTAAGCCTATTGTCTTATTAGGTCAAGTCATATAACGTCAGTACAAATATTCTGTACGGATGACGTAATGCAATTAAACGAATATCGTGAGAGTAAGGGCTGGTCTTACAGCGAGTTGGCAAGGCTTGTAGGGGCTGCACACGCGACTGTGGTGCGCCGCTGGTGCCTGCCTGTGGGCCATGATCAGCGCTTGATTCCCAAGGCCAGCAACATGCGTAAGATCGTGCAGCTAAGTGCTGGCGAGGTGACGCCCAACGACTTTTATGCTGATGACTGAAGATGAACTGCAAACATATGTAGTTCATTGGCTCCAGGTCGCCTTGCCGCTGGGCAGTGTGTTTCATCACTCGCCCAACGAGGGCAAGCGCCACGTTGCATATAAACTGCGCTTGAAGAAGCTGGGCATGGCGGCTGGCTGGCCTGATCTGGAAATCTTTGTACCTCAACACGGTTGGAAAGACCCGACGCACCAAGGCCCGATCATGATTGAGTTGAAGCGCCCCAAGGGCGGCAGCTTGTCAGCAAACCAGAAAGACATACAAGAGCGCCTGAAGTGCTGCGGTGTGTACTGCGTCACTGCCAAGCGCCTGGCGCATGTAGAGGCTTATCTAAAGCCGTTGCTGCATCTGCGTGGCACCAGCCAGGCCGACATCATCAGACAGATGTGTGAGGCAGAGGGTGGCTGATCTCATGCGTCATGTTGATTTGTGTTCAGGCATTGGCGGCTTTGCCTTGGGCTTTCAGTGGGCTGGCCTGTCAGAGCCGGTGCTGTTCTGTGACATTGAGGCATGGAGCCGTCAGGTGCTGGCCAAGCATTGGCCTGACGTGCCGATTGCAGAAGACGTGAAGGAGTTAGCGAGTGACCCAAGACGACTTGTTCCAGACTGCGACATCCTTACAGCAGGGTATCCCTGCCAGCCATTTAGTGTTGCCGGGCAGCAGCGAGGCGCGGCAGATGACCGTCACATCTGGCCAGAAATTTTCACCATTGTGCAAGCAAAACTCCCTCGCTGGTGCGTTTTCGAGAATGTTTCTGGACACATCAGCTTGGGCCTCGACCAAGTGCTATCTGACTTGGAAGGCGAAAACTACGCCGTCCAACCGTTTGTTGTTCCAGCTTGCGCCGTTGATGCCCCGCACCGACGCGACAGGATCTGGATTATTGCTGCACACACCGACAGCGACGGCGAACCAGATGTCACCATCAATGCGGAATCGGGATGCTGGGAGTTGGGCGAACCCACGTCAAATGATTCCGACACCGACAGCCAGCGATCACATAGAGCGGAACAGCACCAGCACGGAAGCGGTCAACCCACTGACCGGCAAGAGCGTGAGCTTGGATCGGTTCGTAAGGTTCTGGCCGGACGAGGAAACGCAGCAGAGTGGCCAGCCCAAAATGTGGGCCACACCGACAGCGGCGATATCGCAAGGCACGACCAGACCGCCCAGCAAGGGAGGCGGCAGCAGGGACTTGCGACAGGATGTGAAGATGTGGCCGACGCCAACGGCGAGAGATTACAAGGACAACGGGCAAAGCCCAGCCGAATTAGCGAGGAACAGCGTGACCTTGGCGACTCATGCAGGCGGGTCGTTGAACCCAGCATGGGTGGAATGGCTGATGGGTTATCCACCTGGTTGGACGAACCTAGAGACATCCCAAGAGTAGCAACCGGCGTGAAGCAAAGGGCAGCACGGCTCAAGGGGCTGGGCAACGCCATCGTACCGCAAATCGCCATGCAGATCGGCCTGACGATCAAGGCGGTTGAGCATGGATAGGGATCAGTTCGATGCACCGCGCTATGTCCGTGTCATGCGCCACCCAGGCTTATGGGAAGAACTGCTGGAGTGCCAACAGTGCATGGGCCAGGGCGTCTGCGAGATTGAATATGGACGGCCTGATTACAGGACTGGCAGCGGATACATCGACACATGCAGCGGCGAGTGTCCTGCCTGTGACGGGCAGGGCTATGTAGAGGATGTGGCTGATGAATGACGCAGCCCTACAAGCCGGTATGAAGATCATAGGCCACAACAAACGCGGTGATCGTGAAAGGGACGATTTTTATGCGACACCAGCGCCTAGCACAGAGGCGTTGCTGTCTGTCGAACAGTTTGAGGGCGATATCTGGGAGCCTTGCTGTGGTGAGGGCCACATCTCCCGTGTTTTGGAAGATGCTGGTTATACAGTGCAAAGCACAGACTTGGTTGATCGTGGTTACGGCACGCCGCGTGTTGATTTCCTTATGGAGACGCAGGGTTGCGACAACATCGTGACAAACCCGCCATATGGGAAGCTGGCGTTGCAAATGGCATCTCATGCCACGCAGTTGGCCAGCCGCAAGGTGGCCATGCTGTTGAAGCTACAGTTTCTTGAGGGCATTGAACGCAAGGCATTCTTTGCACACACACCGCCTGTGCGCGTGCATGTTTTCTCAAGCCGACAAAGCCTGATGAAGAATGGTGACGATTACAGCGGTGGTGCTGGCGGCATGATGGCTCTGGCCTGGTTCATCTGGGAAAAGGGTCATCAGGGCGACACGGTGGTGAAATGGCTATGACCCGCACTGAAGCCCTGGCAGATGCAGATCGTGAGATCAGCCGCCTGATCCAAGACGGGCGCGGTCTTTTCTATATTGCAGAATTGTATGGCGTGCCTGTCAGGCGTCACAGCAGCCGCTGGTTCGACAGCATGGATAGAGCGCACCTAGCGTTGCCAGGCTATCTGCAAGGCCAGCCAGGAACGCTGACGCTTGGCTATCTGCGTGACGCGCTGGCAGACATAGCGCAAGGCATAGCAGTGCAGGATGCGGAGCAAGCAGCATGATTCAGCAAGGTGATGGCACGTTTGCCAAGCGCGAGAAGCTGGGCCAGTGCGTGCGGTGTGAGATCAAATTGATTGATGGGGTGTGTCAGGCGTGCGGCCTGGCTGTCAACGAGAAGCCGTCCGCGACAGCTAGCTACGTTACTAAACTAAGCCATGACGCTAAGCCAGAAGGCTATCGAATACATGAATTAAAAGTTGAAAACAAAAAAGGCCATGCTTGAACAGCATAGCCCTGCGCTAAGAGATGATTTTAACAATGGCCGAAAATCCGTCAAGCACAAAATCGCAAGCTGAACAGATACAACGACTTATAAGCCAATCAGTCAAACACACAAATTTCAATTACAGGTGTGTCGCCACCAAATTCAAGGCAGATAGGTGGGCATCCAGGCAGGACAAAGTATGGCGCCGATGCAGGCAAGATTGGTCTGTAGAGGCGTTTAAAGAAGCACGGCAGCGCTACTGGAAATGGAACCAGTTTCAACAGCGGCAGTTCATTGAACAGATGGAGAAGGCGCATGAGCGACGTTAATGGACTACATGATCTGTTCTTAACAGCAGCCGAAACGGACAGGCGCATGCCGCCGGCCATGCGTAAACAGAAGCTGTCATCATGGCCAGACTATCCGCTGGACTGGCACGGTTATGGCTGGACACAGGAAGGCGAGACAATACTGAAGCCTACAAGCAGACAGATCACAGACTATGATCGGGCCATGCAGCTAACGATCCTGATGGATCAGGATGACCGCAAGCTGGTCTGGGCTGTCGCACACAGTGCTGCATTCAAGGCAAGAGGTGCGCCCTGGACACGCCTTGCCAGGATGTTGCAGCTAGGCACGGATGGCAGGGTGGTAAAGCGCAGATACATGGATGCGCTGGTGCGCTTGCACTACAGGGCAAGGGCGTATCGATATGAGGTCTGATGCAACCTGGTTGATTTTTTATGACAAGGGTGTTGCCAACGGCACGAAATCTGGTATCGTTTCGATATGCTGGCGCAAGATATGGTTGCAATGTGCAACCTGACGCAACCAGCGCAACCAATCAGGACATGAAATGCGGAAGTATCAGCCA